GCGAATCAATCACAGGCATGAGGGAATCCAACAGGCGGGCCGCAATGGGGAGCAGAATGTCACCCACACCAAGCAAAGACACCTTCGCGGTCTCTAACGCCTTGTTCATTTTGAACCCGGCAGTTTCCTCTACCGCGGCAAAGGCGTCATCGAGTGCGCCAACATCGTCAGTCATGTTCGCAAAGATTTGACGGGTCGTGTCAGCGGCCGGACCCATAAGGTCAAGAACACCGGACAGCGCGCGGACGTTACCGAACACTGACGCGGTCGCCTCAATGTTCCCGTCGAAAGCGCTTGTCAAGGTTTCAAGGACAGAGAGAAGACCTTCCTCTTTGATTTGTGTCCGCAAGCCCTCCGCAGACAAACCCATCCCGGCAAGCGCCGTCTCAGCCTCCGCGGTCGGCTTTGTAAGGCTCGCCAAAATCTGACGCAACTGTGTCGAAGCTGTCGACGCATCAGTACCCGTCCGCGACATCGCCGCCATCGACGCGCCAACCTCATTGAAGCTAACACCAAGCGCCGAAGCCAAAGGCAACACTTGACCCATAGCCCCAGCGAGTTCTGCCGGTTCCAGCTTTCCTTCACGGACCGCCTCAGTAAGAACATCAACCGCCTGCGCACCATCAAGCTGTGCCGCGCCATAAGCGTTCACCGCAGACGTTGCTAGGTCGGCAATAGTCTTTGTATCACCAAGCCCAGCCGCAGCACCCTTCAGGGAAGCCTCCAGGACGGTCGTAGCGTCCGCGCCACGCAAACCCGCAGAGGTAATGAAGAACAGGGCGTCCGCGGCCTCCTGCGCCGACTTACCGAACTGTGGTCCAAGGGTCTTCGCGGCGTCCTCCAGGACACCAATCTGGTCAGCGGATACACCCACCAAACCCTGAATCTTCGCAAAGCTTGTTTCGAACTCTGACGACATCTTCAGCGCGGCAGTACCAATCCCCGCAATGGCGGCAACCGATGCTAGACCAATCTTCCCCGCAACAACACCGAAATTCTTCAGCGATGACTTGCCCTTATTGATTCCCTTCGGGTCAAACTTTGATGCAATAACAAGACGAATTGGACCGCCAGCCATGAGAGCCTCCTACACCCTGAACGTGTTGTTGTAACTTGCCATGAACTTGTTGATGATGAGACGCCCTGTTTCTATAACTTGAGGTTTCATCCCCAGGAAACTGTCGTAGGCGTAACGCCCCGCAACACCCCTGATGGGTTTCTTCTCCTGCAAAGCTTTGATGAACTGGTCGCCCTGAGTGGTCACCCGGTGAGTCATCTCGCGGGTTGTCCCACCCCTACCTGTGCGCCGTGTGTAAGGTCGTGAGACTGTCGCCCCAGGGCGTGACCTGATTCCGGCGAGTTCCGCATAGTCGAAACCGAATCCGCGCTTGCCACCCGTGACCGTAATCATGAGCAAGTTGGTTCCGGTTTTCTTTGACCTGCCAGGCATGAATGAAACCTTAGGCTTGTTGATTCCTCGCCACTTAGTCCGGCCACGATGATTCATACCAGACAACGGTGGCGTCTTGGGGATGTCAGACTGAATCTTCGCCACAACGGGAGCCAACCCAACCATCAACCCCGTCCGCAAAGCCCGCACAGACTTATCGTCGATAGCTTTCAGCTCACGGACAACCCTGTTCAGGTCGCGTTGGTCAACAGAAATATCCACGGGGAAAACTCCTCAAAGTCTCCCTCTATTCTACCGGCGAGACTGTCCCCGTCTTGCCTTGCCTAAAAGGTACCGTTGAATAGTGAACAACATGCGTGGCTCCAAGTTCATCAACTCGGTCGGAGACAAGCCCGTTTCACAAGCAATCGTGGCAATCAGCCAATGGGTGGAATCGTCACCGATACCGCTTATTCTTTTGGGTTAGCCGCCTGGACCGATTCGACATCGTTCAGCCATTCCTCGAAAGACTTAGCCGTCGCCTTCGTCCGATGTTCCACATGCCATGCGAGGAACATCAGGTGAGTCAGCTTTGCGTCTTTCTGCAAGCGCGACATCGAAAGGTCGAACTTGGTTTCGAACGCAACAATGTCCGCCGCGATACCGTTGACAACCTTAGGGTCGTCTCTGTCAATGTAGTGAATCTCTAGCGTGAAGTTCATGCGAGAGAGTCTACCCTATGGCTACGCTGTTCCGCGAACGACTCCTGCGGTCCCTGCGAGGTTCCAGGAAACGCTGAGTGTGGCCAAATCCCCAATCGTACTTGCGAAGGGAGAATAGGATGAGCACAGAAACTCTGCCGTGTAGCTGGGATTTGTGGCTGAGATTGCCTCCGAAGTGGGAAGAACAACGACGGTGGCGTTAGTGCCAAGCAAGGGGAACAGGGTGGCGTCAACTGCGCCTGCCCCGAAGTCTTGGTGGAAATCAAGCGAGATGCTTGCGTCCTTCAGCCCGCCGATGCGAGTCCGATAGCCAGACCCGCCGAAAGCTGTAACGTCCTGCTCCTCGGAAGTAATATCCAGGGTGACCGCGGCAATACTGTCGGAAAAGTCCGTGCCGTTGATTGTGATGTTGTAATCCGTGGCGACGAAGCGTGCCATCTTGTTCTCCTTAGTTAGCGATTACGGTGACAACGAAGTCTGCCGATAGGTAGGAAATGTCTCCCCCTAATGATACCGCAGAGATGTTCGTCATCGTCTCGACGCGAACATCGTATGCGTTACCACCAAGGGTTTTGTCTGACTCGATTGCCTGTTTGATTCCACCGGAACCTGTTGAGGCGTAAGCGTTCAGACGAGTCTGTGCTGTTCTTTCCGCAGCGCGACCAACGAGGACGGTGATGAGGAAAGAGTATGTTGCGAGGCCACCCTGGAATGCGCCGTCGTAGTCGACAGCTTGTAACTGGACGACAGCCTGTGGGGGGTTGGGGTTGTCGGGCACTTCACCTGTCGAGCGTAACCCTGACAGGGTTCTGAGGTTTGTGGCGATGCCGTCACGAATTGCGGTTATGCTCACGCCATTCGCACTTTCTTATATGGCGAGAGAAGTTTCTCTACGTCGGGGTCTACCCGTCCGACACGCATGGCACCGAGTTCGTCGTAGGTGATACCGAGCGGGGTGTCGTAACGTTTGAAGCCTCGCTGGGAAAGAATGATGCAAGCCTGTTTGACGGCGGTGGGGATTGCTTCGAACCCGAACACACCTGTCACTTGCACAGTGGCCTCGTGAGCGTTGATGTTCCTGGGGTCCCAGAGTGGGAACACGTAGGAGCCTATAGCGCGGATACGGTTTCGTGGAACGGTTAGTCCACCGCTGATTCCGTTCAGTGGTTCCAGTTGGTAGTCGCCTGGAGCTGACCAGGTCGTGTCAAACGTGTCACCCGTGGATGAAGTCTTGAGGGTGCTGACAGAGATGAGGTCTTCTGTTTCGACGAGGAATGAATCTGTGGGGACATAAACTCTCGTGGCGGTCCCTGCGTTGTAGAAAACACGTTCACACCATCCGTCGATTTCGCGTGACGCTGATTCGATGCTGAGTTCTAGCAGGGTGTCGTCGACGTCGTCGTTTATGCGGAATGCCGCTTTGACGTCTGCGAGTGTCGCGTATCCGTTGCTGATTGCCATGTGTAAGCCTCCGGTTTCTATTCTACCGGGGGACGTGTTAGTCGGTCACTAGTCCCAGCTGTTCGCCCTACGCCTATCCAAAGACCACACACCCGGACCAAAATCACCCGACGCAACCTTCCCCTCAAAGTGTTCCCGGTTTCGAACAAACGTTCGACCGTTCAACTGGCTCAACCTGGGGTCAGCCTTTATCGTCGACGAATTGTCATGCGACACATCAATGTCCACTTTCCTCACCGTCACCCCGTGATGGTCGGCCCTGCGTTGCATATCGTTGTCCTCGAAGTAAGCGGGGAAGAAACCACACTCATCGAACAAACCGAGCGTTCTCACAGCCTCGTCACCGAGAGAAAAGACATGCCAGAATGGAAACACCCCTGTAAGGGTTATCTCGTCCCTGCGGGCGTCACAGAGCCTCTCAAGGGCACCAGGCCCGAACACCACATCGTTCGATGCAAAAATCCACTTCGCCGCATGAGGGAACAGCTTCACCCCCAGATTCCACGACCCCGACACCCCAAGGTTCGCAGGCAACGGCAAAATGTGAGAGTTCAAAACAAAGTTCGGGAACCGTAACTTGTCAACATCCCCACCGTTATCAATTAGGAGAAGGTCAGCGACCGGGAAATCAATCGAGTCCAACATTCGCTGGAGCAAGTCATAACGGTTCAACACGGGAACAACCATCACCGGAATCATCAGACGCCCCCAAACTTGTGTCCCTCAAGGTTCAGATTGATGAACGGGTT